CTTCTGACACCTCCCGGCTTCTATTACTTTTCACCCTCTCTTACTTTTTGTTTTGTTTTTTTTGTTTTCTTGCTGATAAAAAGAGTAATAATCTGTCATATCTGTCAGTAAGGAAAAAAGTCTAAAAACACAGCGACATAAAAAAACCGGACAAAAAAAAGATTGACGACCAATCCACCCTAAAACTCAAGCTAACCAAGCTCAACAACACCAGAATGACCGCCTCCATGAAGATGATTACCAGTATGCTGAAGAACATCGCTCAACGAGCGGAAGAAGACGAGGAGGGCACGAAGAGCCTCATTCAGATTCAACTCAAGGAAGTCCATTCTCTTGACGCTAAGGGAATGGAGCTCATTGATGCGATGATTGACCTCCAGACGAGCCACGGCATCTCTCTCAAGAAAGCCCTTACCCTCTTCTCCTATGAACCGCCGTCCTTTGATGCTCCTTGCGAGGTCAAGCAGAGCACTTATGGGCGTGGCGTGTTTGCGAAACGGGACATCAAGAAGGGCGAGGTGGCGACACTCTACCCTATCCACGCTTACATCAACACGGACAGTAATGGGTATGGGCGTATCACGGGTGGCGTGGCGTATGATTGGGCGTATTGCTTGACACACTCTCCTACCAAGGCGATTTACCAAGGCGACAAGGACGAGGCTGAACCGCTCTTTCTGGGACATCTCCTTAACGACTTCTACCCTACCGTGGAAGACTTCAAGGACAAGAGCAAACTCCACCAGAATCTCATCAAGTATATTCTTCACGGGAATGCCTTTGAAAACATCCAGTTTGAAATGGGAAAGCACTTCATCATGATGAAAGCCTCCAAGGACATCAAGGCGGGTGAGGAGCTCCTTGTGGGCTACTCTCCTACCTACTGGGCTCGGCTCTCTACGGAGGAAGTGGGCGAGGAGCTGGTGGCTCTCCTTAAGAACACCGCCAAAACTGACCTCAAGAAGGCAGTCTTCTACTCCACGGCGATTGAAAGATATTACAAGAAGTAAAGGCTACAAAAAACAAAAAAAGGGGAAAAGACCCTTTTATAAGGGAAAAACCCTTTTTTTTTATATGGGACACACAGCGAAATCCAAACACAGCGAAGCCATAAAAACCGGACAAAATAAAAAATGACGACCAATCCGGCATAAAAAAAGGCATCCTAATCAGATAACCATGTCCCGCAAACCGACCGTTGCTACCGCCAAGACCACCAAGCTCATCCTTGTCCTACCGTGCCAAGGCTCACCTTTCATCTGGAAGAATAAGCTCTTTGACACCAAGAACAAGGACGGTAAGGCTGAGCTCTTTGCCGAGCTCAAGAAGATGTGCCGTGGAAGAGTGGAGAAGGCTGACCCTAAGATGATGGTGATTCATCCGATGTTTGAGAACCGTTGGCGTATTGCCAATATCCTACGCTCCAAGGACGATGTGGAGATGTGGCTTCACGAGGATGGTGCGATTTCATGTTGCCCTAATATGGCGACCCTCCGCTTGGAGCGTGATGTGCCGAGTGGCAAGAGCATCACCCTTGACGAGTATAACAAAGCTCCGCTCCGTGTTGCCCGTATGCCCTACTTTGGCGAGGTGGCACTGGTGATGTCCTACAAGACGCTCAAGGACGAGATTGACCCCGAGGCTATGAAACTGGTGCGTGTGGAGGACTTCTACAAGGAACTGGGCTTAACAATGCCCGATGAGCCCTCTAACGAGGACGACTACGAGAGCAGTCTGGGAGGCTACATCTACGAGCCCGAGAACGGCAAGGAAGCCAAGATATTCAAGGAGTTTGCCACTACGAAGGGATGGCACGAAAGCTCCGTGGGAATGGTCTATATGAAACCTACTGGGCGTGATGACGAGAATGAGAATGCCTCTGATGATGAGGACGAGGAAGACGAAGACGACGAGTAAGAAGAATCAAGAAGAAAAAGGGGAAAAGACCCTTTTATAAGGAGAAATCCTTTTTTTTTGAAAAAACACGGACAGCGAAATCCAAACACAGCGAAGCCAGAAAACCCGGACAAAATAAAAAATGACGAGCCATCCGGCATAAAAAAAGGCATCCCAATTAGAGAAGATGACCTACGCTTACGAATGCTCCAAGTTTGATTACCTCTGCCCCGATAACAAGGATGCCAAAGAGTGCTTCTGGTGCTTTACACGAAGCATCACGAAGGGCTTGTTTGACACCATTGCCGAGGAAGACACCGACTCCAGTGCTCCTTTGGATGTGGATGCCTACTGCGATTTGGTGGAACGCTACAAGGACGGACAACTTGATGATGCTATCAAGTGCGTCCCCGACGGTATTGTGGAGCATATGGTGTTTCACTATGGCTACTACCGTGCCCTACGCCGTTTGCGTGATTGCGATAGCGTGGTGTCCTTGACCGACCTCCTTGGCGACGAGGATGCCAAGGGGCTCTTTCACCACCACTTGCTCTTTGCGAGTGTGTCCTTTGAAATGAATAACTCCATCCACGACTACTACGACTACCACTCCCGAGGCGGCGAGTTTAACAAGAACGACTTGTGCGAAGGATGCGGCGTCCATGAAACGATGGAGTGTAAGGAGAGTTGCTCCTACCAAGCCCGCCGCCGTCTGGAGGAGGAGTGTGCCTAAGAAAAAAACAAGAAGAAAAAAAACGGGGCGACCCTTGTATAAGGGAAGCTCTTTTTTTTTGAAAAAACCCAGACAGCGAACCCAGCACAGCGAACCGGGCAGACCCGGACAAAATAAAAACTGACGAGCCATCCGGCATTAGAGAAGGCACAACCAAACTCCAGAATGACGACTCCATCCATTGACACCCTTTCAAACGGCGAACTTGCTGAAAAGATTGCCCTTAAGGCGAAAGACCTCCTTGATTTCACCCGTGAGATGAAGGAGAAGCGTCCAGAGGAGTATGCCCTCTTTCAAAAGATGTTTGAAAAGTCTGTGGCTACCTTAGAGGCTACTTTCACGCCCGACGAGGCGTGGGTGGCGGAGAAGAAGCGTGTGGAGGACGCTAAGGAGGCAAAGCGTGTGGAGCACGAGAAGAAGAAGGCTATCAAGAAGGCTATGGAGAAATATATTGAAAAGCGTTTCAACTGGGTCATGAAGAAGGGCAAGGAGTTTCACGAACAAGGAAACTTGAGCTACTCCTTTAAGATTGCCTTCTTGCGTCAAGAAGAATGGGATGCGGAGGACTTTGACAAAGTCATTACCAACCATGCTGAAGAAGCGGAGGGCTACCTTAACGAGGTGAAGACTGGGACGGACTTTACCATCCATATTGGGATGTGCCACGACAAGTGCCATAAGGACGGGCTATCCAAGAAGTGGCTCTGCGAGTTTTCATGGGAAGACACCTACAACGATGCCTTTGCGGAGGTCTATGACCGTGGCGACGAGGTGTGCGACGACACCGACTCTGACGATGATGCGGAGTAAGATGAAAGAACGGAAAAAAGGGTGCGACCCTTTTATAAGGGGCAACCTTTTTTTTGGACTTAGTGGGGTGGGCGGACACGGACAGCGAATTATTTCAATTTTTTCTATGCGGGGGTGTCTTACAGCGAAGCCCACACAGCGATGCCAAAAAAACCGGACAAAATAAAAAATGACGAGCCATCCGGCATAACCATAAGGGTTAGAACCCGATGTCATCCGCCGATAACATTCCGCCCCTTGATTGGACGAGTGCCCTTGAGGTAAAAAAGTCAGAGCCCGATGTAAAAACCGCCCCGATTCTTTTCTCCGGCATCACCAGAATGGAGGGACGACAACCAATGACGCTCACGCTACGCACTACCTTTACAAAAAGCGAACGCTACGACGAGGATATCATCCAGCAGATGCTGGTGGATGACACCCTTTCCATGACAGACCGTAAAAGACTTTCCAATTACTTCCGCCACGCCCGTATTTCACCTTCTAAGGCGGCGATTCACTATGAACGCTCCAAGAACCTTCAAGACCTTCAACTGGGACGCTTCTACCCCGTGGGAGTGGGGCTTCAGTCCTTCCGATGGGATATCCGAAGTCCTCTTACTGCGAGATGGTATTGGGATGTGGATATGGAGAATTGTCATTACAACATTGCCCTCAAGAAAGCCCGTGAGTTTGGAGTGGCTCACACCGCCATCCAACGCTACTGCGAGAACCGTGATGAGTGCTTGGCATTGGTAAGCGACAACCGTGGCAGTGCGAAAACGGCTTTCTTGAAAGTCCTTTATGGTGGCGACCTTGGACTCTACCGTGAAGACTTTGAGGACAACTCTGGTGCGTGTAAGCCAGAGGGCGATGCCTTCTTGCGTCTGCTAAAAGCCGAGTGTGATGTCCTTGCCGAGGTCATCTGGGGACGCAATGTCATCTACCATAAGGTCAAGTGCGGTAAGGAGAATAAGGCTATGGAGAAACGCTACAATAAACACTTTGTGCTGATGTCCTTGCTCTTCCAGACCGAAGAAACAAAATGCCTTATGGCGTTAGACCAATTCTTCACGAGCGTGGCACGAATTGTGGGTATCCTTATTCACGATGGGGCGACCATTGAAAAGGAGGCGGGAGAACAAGAGTTTCCTCCGTCCTTGCTGACAGAATGCTCTGATGCCATCTTCCAGATGACGGGCTACCGCTTCCGCATGACCGTTAAGCCTATCAAGAACACTTATGTGCCTCCTCATGCGAGTCCTAACGAGTATGCTACGATGAAACGGGAGTTTGAGAAAAACAACTTCCTTGTGGGTGCGACCCTCCATTGTATCACTTCCGACGGTGTCCGTCAGCAGTTTGATTGGAGCAAAGCCAATCAAACCAAGTTTGCCGACCTTCTTATTAATGTAATGGATGAGAAGACTCTGAAGATTACGAAAAAACCCTTCTTACCAGAGTGGATTAAGGACAAGGAGCGTCGCTCCTACGAACGCATTGACTTTATTCCTACACACAAGCCATGCCCCGATTATATCTACAACCTCTTTTCTGGATTTGCCATTGAAGGAGAGCAACGCTTGGAGATTGAAGAAGGTGGCATCATTACGCCAGAGGAGGGACTGGAGCTGATTGCTCCTCTTTTGCTCCATGCGGATGTCCTTTGCGGCGGCGACCGCACTTACTTCATCAAGTGGATGGCTCAACTCTTTCAGCACCCCGAGGTCAAGAGCAATGTGGGTCTGCTCTTCCGTGATATGGGGGGTCTGCTCCGTGAAGGCGGTGGCACGGGCAAGAATCTATATATTGATTTCCTTGGCTCACTCCTTGGCGACAAGTATTACCTTGTGATAAGCGACAACTCTACGCTCTACGCAGACTTCAACGGTCTGTTTGAGGGTAAGCTCCTTGTCTTCATTGAAGAGGCTGATGGCAAGGACAACTTCAAGAACAACGACAAGCTCAAGAGCAAGATTACGGCGAAACAAACGAACATCAACAAGAAGGGTCAAGACCAGTATAAGGTGTCCGAACACGCCCGTTTCCTTGCGGCGACGAATGGCAGAAACCCCGTGCCAACACGGGACGGTCAGACCCGATGGGGCTTCTGGGATGTGGCTACCACCTTCCGAGGCAACAAGGAGTATTTCAACACCCTTGTAAAAGCAACGAAAGACCGCCGTGTGCGTGTCGCCTTCTACGAGTATCTGATGCGGTATAACACTTGGACGACTCCTATTGAGTTTTCAACCAATGTGCCTATTACACCCGCCTTTGTGGATGTGCGTCATCTGAACGCACCCCCTATCCTCAAGTGGATATGCCTTGAACTGCGTGATGGGTCGCTTCCTACCCGTGCTACCACGAAAGAACTCTATAAACGCTTCACGCAATGGTATGAGTTAGGCAACCGAGATAAAGCCTACTTATTACCTACTGAAAACACTTTTGGGCGTATGATGAAAGAAGCCTTCATCAGTGATGATGAACCCGAGATGGGTGCTCTACCCCTATCGCAACACCGTCATTCTGAGCGTGGCACCGAGCACCGTTTCAACTTTCCTCTGCTGATTGAGGGATTAGAAAACCGCCACCTCCTCAACAAAGGCGAATGTCGCATGGGAGATGATGGGTGCCTCATCCAGTTTGACAATGCTGAGCCTCAGTGCGAAGAGCCTATGATGGGTCTGAAGCAACCTACGAAAGAAGAGATGGCTATCAAACGAGAGTAAGACAACCCTATTTAACGATAAAAAGTGCCTTTGGGCTATTTTTTATGGATGTAATGGGTGGCTGACAGATTTGACACTTCTGACACTTTTTTCATTTTCATTTTAGAGAAGAGGTCATCAGAAAGTGAAATCAGAAAGACACACACCCTAAAAGTCCAGAGTGAAAAAACCGTCATATCTGTCAGCCCGTCAGAGCACCCTTAGAAATCCTCCTTATGAATCCTATTACACAGCGACCCACACAGCGACATTACAATCACCAAAAAAATGCTTCGCTGTTCGCTGTCGGAAATCTTGAAAAAACATTTAGGGATACACTTTCTCCGGCACGGTGCGTTTATTACGCCCAGTAAAAATATCTACGGTATGTAGAAACAAATGAGTCAGAAGAACGACATTGCTTTTGGAACAGCCTCGGAGATGACAAACCACGATTTGCTACAACTTTATCTGGATACCACACTGGAACGCAAGGGTGGATATGCCGTATTTGATTTTGAAAATCCTAATAAGACTGTTTTTGTTGAATTGAAGAGCCGTCGCATCAAGCACAACACCTACACTACGGCAATCATCGGACTCAACAAGATTGCCTTCTCCGACCATCTTCCCGAGGCGGAGTTCTGGTTTGCCTTCTGCTATTCAGATGGTCTATTCATTATTAAATACGACAAGGCGGTGTTTGATACTTTGGAAGTGTGCCATGACTATATTCGTGGTCCCCGCAGTGATGCGAATAACCGAGCAGACTCCGTTGTCTTCATTCCGATTACCCTTCTTACCAAGGTGGATGCGGAGTCCCTTGAGAAAACTCCCGTGGGACCCGTTGGCGTGGAGGACGAGAAAGAGGAGAAGGGACACAATGGAACGATTCCCGTTCTCCCTTCGGTCGTTGGCTCAGAATAAATCCATTTTAAAAAAATAAATGCTCCAATAGAATGCCATTCGGACTGAGAAAAAAACCGAAAAAGGACTTGTATTGGGTCATCAACAAAGATACTGGTAAGAAGTTTAGCAAGGAGGCTATGCCAAAAGAGAAAGCTGAGGCACAAATGAGGGCTCTCTACGCCAATGTTCCGGATGCGAAGGAAGGTGGGATGATGCCATTTAATCTAAACGCACCCGCTTTTGTTCCACAAACTCCAGCACAACGGAGAAAAGCAGAGAAAGACCTTCAAAAACGGATAGAAGGTCAGAAGTTATACGCACTAATCGCACCACTAAAAGCACAACACAAAGCAGCAGTGGCAGACCGTATTAGGCGTGAAGCAATGATAGAAGGAGTTAATAGAGGACTACAAGCGGATGTTAGTAAATTGATGAAAGGCAAAGGCAAACGCAAACCCGCTGTAGGCGGTATGTATCGCCCCATTCGTGATTACGCTGTGCCGTCCCTTCAAGGCGAAGGATACCTTGGTGATATGTGGGATGCCGCTTCCAACAAGGTAGGAGAACTCAAAAAAGAGTTCAGTGATAAGGGGGCTGCCGTTCTCACGGGAACAAACTATGTCGGTCCTTGGAATCGTCTGGATGATGAGTATCTTCAGACGCATCCTCCCACGGACATCATTGATGAAGGTGCGATGAAACACGATTTGGAATACTCCCGTATCGCCAAACTACGAAAGACGGCACCAAAAGAAGAAATTGACCGTTTGATTCGTGAAAGCGATGAAGCCTTCTTGAATAACATTCGGATGAACTGGAGGGCAAATCCACGAGCATCCATTATGGGCTATGCGGGAATCAAAGGCAAGAATGTGGCAGAAGATGTCGTAGGTCTGGATAAAAACTTATTCGTTGGTGAAGGTCATCTCAAAGGTTGCGGTAAGGCGGCAAAGAAGCGTGTGAAGTTGCTGAAGAAGTTGGAAGGAAGTGGTTTTTTCGGGGACTTGTGGGATTCGGGAAAGCAGTTCGTTGGAAAGGTCGTTGAGCGTGTCAAACAAACTGGTGAAAGCATTGTAAATGTATTCCAAGGGAAAGCCCCACGACTGGACTTCTCTCCCAGTGTGCGACGGTTGCTTGAAGCATACGGAAACCGCCCCATTGTCCGCATGTTCGTGCGACGGGACCCCATTCAGTCCGCCCTTGACACGGCACTGAACTTCATCTCTATTGGGTCGTGGAGCTCCTTGAAAGATAAGTATGGATACGATAAGTTCTATCATCTTCAGTTGGAAGTCGTGGTGCGTGTGTCAGATTCAGATGATACGAATGCCCGATTTGTCTTACAAAAGAACGAGGTAATTGATGTATCTCAAGCACAACCAACCACCCCAAAGACCGAGATGGTAGAAGTTCCTATGGCGGAGGGGCACACGATGCTCTCCCTCCTTAATAATGCGAAACAGATAATGGGCGAGAAGTTCTATTACTATTCTGCCTTTCATAATAACTGCCAAGATTTTGTGAGTGCTCTTTTGAATGGCTCTGGACTCCTTCGTCCCGACTTGGAGGGCTTCATCAAACAACCCATAGACCAACTGGTTCAAAGCATTCCTATCACCGACCGTATTGCCCGTGGCATTACGGATTTGGGTGGCGTGTTTAATGTGGGTCTGGAAGGCAAAGGTGGCTTACATCCCTCAGAGGCATTTGCCACACAACTGAAAAGACTGGGCGTATCGCCTTCCGTATATCTGGAGAAAGCAAAAAAGAAAGCAGAAGCGTTGGGTTTAGCGGGGAATATGTTAGGATTCAGTAATGACGACAGACACAAACTACAGATGCCTAATGTAAGTGGAAAGATGATAAAGTTTGGAGCGGTAGGGCTGGGTGATTACATCCTTTACACACTACAGAAAGACCCAGAGGCGGAGGAGCACCGGAAGTCATACCTTGCCCGTGCGACAAAGATAAAAGGGAACTGGGCGAAAGACCCATACTCTGCCAACTCATTAGCAATTGGGGTTCTATGGTAAAGGATTCGGCAGAATCCGAACCCTTTAGGGTAAAGGAACCTTTGATGGTAGCAATCGTATCTATGTGGTTCATTCTGAACGATATAGATAAGATAATACAGAGTCTTGGAACACGGATTAATACTTAAGAACAGCCCAATTGACGGTCTTGTCAGCAGTGGCTTGAGCGTTTGGCTTAATAGAGAAACCAACACCAGCTTGGCACTGGCTCACGGCAAAAAGAAACGCCGTTGCGTCGGCGACACCAGCACCGCAGCATACAACGAGAGAATTAGCGGTAATGGCAGTGTCTGCTACGGTAATGGCAGCACCACCACCAGCACCAGCCGGAAACACAACAATACCTTGACGGCTAACATCAACGGAAGCGGGGGAACCTTGAAATACAACTGCTGCCATTTTCTTATACTTCTATCTCCGATTTTATTTTGAGAGATTTATTGCCGGACGATTTACATTAGGCGAGAAGCAAGGGATTTTTTGCCGCCCGTGCCACCGCCCGTGCCGTAGCCCACCGCTTGAGCTCCCGACTTCACCTTGCCAAGGAAGCCCGACTCTGGGAGCATACCCGTAATGGCTGAAACAAGCGGCTTCGTGGAGGAGTAGATATCACGAGCCTTTGACAAGATGTTGCCAAGAGCCGAGAAGGAGAAGCCACCCACCATGCGGTTGAGTTCGCAACGGACACCCATTGGGGCGAGGGGTGCGGAGATAATGTCTTGTTCGGACAGAACACCCTTGATAACACGGGATGAACCACGGATGGATTCAAAGAAGCCCGAGTTAGCGGTGATGACATACAAGACTGGTTTCTGAGCGACCGTGGTGGTGTTCTTCACATACATATTGAACTGTAGCGTGAAGTTTCCGACCAACGAAGCCGCTTGACCCGACTGTAGCGTGATGTCTTGACCCGGTTTGAGAACAAGGATGGAGCCGACGGCGGGGATGGTCTGACCTTGCTGACGCTGAGTCGCACCCGCACCGTATGAGCCACCAGCCGAACGAGCTTGACCGAGCCAAGTGTCATAGTCCATATCCAGACCGTTGTGCTGCGACATCAAGAACAACTGCTCGGTGGTGGTTGAGCTCAACAGACCGGAGAAGTTATCAAAGTTAATGGATAGGGGATTGCGAGTGCCATCCAGAGAAGAAGCCAGAGGAAAGTAGTAATCAGCATCTGTGGAAGCCAGACCTACAGACGACTTCGCATAAATAATGAGAAGGTCGGGGATACAAGGCAGAGTGATGGTCTGCGAGATAATCTGACCCGTCTTGCCCGGCTGGATATCGTCGCCTTGGTATGATGTAATATAACGGGGAAACTCCATGTAGGGCACGACGCTCTTAGGTGGTAGTGGGACATCAAGGGAAGGAGTGAGGAACTGGCAGTTGATGACCGACTCCGCAAATGGGTTCGGGACGATGGAGTTGTAGGCGATGGTAGCAATGGGGATATCACGACCCGCACGAGAGCAACAACGAAGGATACGCTGAGGAGTGGATACCAAGTTCATGATGAGCTGAATGTTATTCAAGCCAAACAGACCCGTATCCCATTCATACTCATCCGAGAACACAAACGGCGAGAGCACGACGGGCTCTGTGGTTCGCCACTTGATGTAGAGGGTATAAACCGTCGCCGAGCCGAGGTCCGTCCAAGCGGGGGCAACTGGGGCTGTGCCAAGAACGGGGAGAACGGCTAACCATACATTGCCGCCCGACTGAACGATGTTTCCGGCAACATAAACGCCCAGAGGCGACCATACCGCACATGCCGTAGGAACACCATTGACCGAGCAATACTTCGCACCCGCAAAGGCTGGGACAAGGAGAGATGCCGAAGCGGAGGAAAGGGGTGTGGCGGATGCCGAGTTGTCCGTGAAGAACAAGTTGGGGTAAGCACCATTCTGCTGGTTGTCGTAGTCCAACATGCTCTCATAGCCACCGATGGGGTTAGCAAGGGCACCGAATGCGTCGTTGTAAGACGCAAACTTGTCAAGCATTGTCGGGGCAGTGCGAACCATGCGGTTCTTCTTGTAGTCCGCCAGACGCAAGACCTCACGCACGACATCTTGGGAGTTGATTACAGTGGTTGTGTCGTTGATAGTGGCTGAAATGGTGGAGCACAACTGGTTCAAAGGGAGAGCACAGAGGGCAAAATCACGACCGGGGACGGCAATGGAATCACCAGCCGAAGGGAGGGCTGCCAGATTGACAACAAACTGCTGAAAGCAAGTGCTGCTCCACAGCACTTTACGGTCGCAAAAAACATTTTCTGACGGGACATACACATTATAAGTATGCTGGGATGCGGTCTGGGCGATGGCGTTAAACGGGGCGTTGGTGAGCGACAAAGCACCCTTCTCTACCGCAAACTTCGGACGGGACTGAACGATACGGGAATCAAAAACGGCAAGTTTCTCAATGTCGGCACTCATCTTCTTATGCTGGTTGGTTAGATTTAAAATTGTCTGAATTACTCCCGTAGGTCATTGTCGTGCTTCGGGTTCCCATCCACGAAGCTCCAGCATCTTGAAGCCGCCCATTGGGGTGCCGATAGTTTCGCCGCTCGGGGAGCATCCACATTCTTAACAAAAGACCCCTTCAGCCGGACAGACCGGATGTTGGAGCCCCACGCCCCTAACCCCCTTGAATAGACCTCCTCCAGAATCGGGAGCGGGATGTGAGAGAACCGGGAAATGTCTGCCAAGGAATAATTACCCATCGGCAGACCGTAGCGTTTTAGAACATTCTCTTTGTGTGTCATTCTATTAATAAGTGCCTTTCTCTTTCAGTCCCTTCTTCCGAAACAAAATCTTGATGCTAACCGACGATAAGTTAAACATATTGATGGGATACAACTGGTTGTTAAGGCGAAACTTCCAGAACACGGAGATGTCAATGTTGCGGATTTCTTGTTTGGAGCATGAGAGGTCAGACATACGATACTCTGCGACCGGGGTGTAATAGATGAACTGACGGTAGTCGTCTGCTCCTCCTTGTGCCGTATCCAGTGCCACATCTGTAATGATGGGCGTGAAGGCGGAGCGACTGGTAGGTGCGGAGTCGCCCAAGTTGCCCGTCCCAAGGATGTTCGGAGCGGATGAGGCTTCGGACTTGATAGGGAGAAGAGATGTCGTGAAAACAATAGAACTGATGGGCGACCAGATGGAATCCACCGATTTATAGTCTTGAACCAGCTTGTAATAGACCTTCTGCTTCTCAATCGGGACATACCCCAATGGAGGAATGCCAGAATAAGGAGGCAACCGATAATCTGCCACATTGGAATAGAACTCATTGCTGAAAATCATTTCACGCACATAACCGGAAGGGACGGGTAAAGGAAAGGCTGGATAAAGCACCTCATTGATGGTAATGGCTGGAATAGCCGTGGTGTTCCAGTAAAGACCCGAGAAGTTTGCGAACAGACCCGCCATGTTCGTGTTAAAGAAGAGGCGTTCTTGAGGGCGTATCGCAGCCACCGCCGTTCCCGCCACATAAGGAAGAGCCGTAAAAGGCTCAAGACGCTGACCGTAGCCGTCCGAATCACCAAAAATAGTGAAGATTTTATTCGTTTCATTATAAACGATTTGTGGAGTCTGGCAAAGGGCTTGAAACGCCGCAAAGTTCGCAAACGGGAAGGGGTCGGTCAAACCAGCCGTTGCCGCCCACGCTACTTGAAACGCCGTATAGAGAGCATTATGAGCGGTAAGAAGTGTCGTGTTAATGGTATCTAACCAGTGCTGATAGGTCAAACACCAGTAATAGCGTGATGAAATATCTTGGACGACAATGGGGGGGTTTGGAAGAGGAGCCAGAATGAGATTGACAACCTCTGGAACATAAATCACTGTTGTGGGAACGGGTGAGATGTTAAAAACAGTAGCTCCCAAGTTGGTCGTCCAAGTCTGTTGGAGAGTAATTGCCATTTTATAGGTCGTCAGATTCACATTAGCTTGACCCGTCGCAATGTTAGGAATAAACAAAGGCAAATCACGGTTCGCACCGTTCATCGTAAAACGAATGATGGAAAACTCATATTGGGACGCATCCCTCACCAGTGCCGTATCACGAGTTTCATTAAAACGAATCTGTGGGTCGGGGTCGGTAATAAGACTCGCATTCAAATCATCCGTCTTGTTGTTGATGATGTCGCAGTTGTAGTAGATATAGTTGGGTAAATCCAACTCACCGCCTTGCCTCTCAAAACTACCACGATTGTATGCCATATTCTACTGGTGTGTGGATTTTATTTGCGTATCTTATCATATGTCAGTCCCGATACAAAGTCGTCGGGGTTCATTTTGCTCTTCTTGATGATAGCTCCATATTTGTCAAGCGAGTAGGGTGCGTAGAGCAACCGGGCTACACAATGGCGACCGCAAGTGGCGACATTGGGCGATGAACTCTGGAAGGCGTGATGGTTGTAATAGACGGGCTTTCCACTGGCTCGTAGCAACTGGGTCAAGTCCGGGCGGTCAATATCCAGTTGTTCCAATCGCCCCCCCGACATTCCACCCTTCTGGTCGGTGTCCGGAGCATCACCATAGGAATCAAAGAACTCAATGTGGTTGGGCTTGTTGATGAGGCAAGTCCAATGACCCGATGTAGGTGTTGTATTTGGAAACAACAGAATGGCACGACCCTTGTCATCAAACATATCCTCCGCAGAAGACAACTCTTTCAGTTGCGGGTAGTTCCAGATTTTGATATCGTTCCCCAGCAGTTTCCGTATGTCGTCATCCCCTAATGGATATTGACGAACTTTCTTGATAGACATACTCTATTCTTCGTTCTTTTTAATTTGTGCCGACTAATCAGAATATGTCCTACGCTCAGTGGAATCCATCTACCACATACAACATCAGTGATATCGTTGAATATGCGGGTTTCATCTACATTGCCACCGCTGCCAATCAGAATGTCGCACCTCAACCCACTAACCCCACTTGGACGCTTACGGGTGGCTCTGGCGGCGGTGGTATCGTCAATACCATCACGGCGGGTAATCCAAATATAACCATTGGTGGAACGGCAACCAATGTGGTGCTTTCGGGAACTCTCGTGAATCTCACGGGCAATGTAGCCACTTCTAACTTTGCTTTATCGGGCAACACGGCGGGAAATCCGTCATTCGTTCTTAGTGGAACGGAAGAGTTCAAAGTCATTACATCAGACCTCACTCCGCATATTCTTGTAAGTGGTGGTGTGAGTGGTGGCGTTCAACTGGGTCTTCCCTCTGGTTATGGTGGCTACAAGATTACCGCCCCCACGGTTGTCCCTCCTACGACCAGTGATACGCAAGTCGCCACCACTGCGTTCGTTCAGTCGGCTCTTGCTTCTTCTGGAAATGTCGCCTCTATCACCGCTGGGGCAAATATCGGCATTACTGGAACGGCAAATGTCCCTATCGTAGGGGTTTTAGCACCGCTCACTTCTGTTCTAAATATTGGCGAACAACAAATCTCTGGTGCTTCTACCGTTGGAGATGACACGAACTCTATCACAATTGTCGCTCAGAATGGTGTGTCAGTCAGTTCGGATTTTAATTACAGTAATGCCGTTTCACAACAAGCGGGTAATTTGTCAAGTATTTTATCCAGTTCAACGGCAAATCAATCTGCTACTTGGACGGATACACCCCTTGGAACAACGCATACTTATGTTAATGCTACATCAGCAAGTGATAATGCCCTTCAAGTTATAGCAACTGGAACAGTCCAAGGAACAACCGCAACACGAACCGATATAACGAATATCAGCGGGTTTAATGACTCTCTCTCTTTGGTAGATACACTCAACACACAAACCACCACCTCCACAAAGATAGTAAATGGTTCAATCATTCAAGAAGACAACCAATTCATTAATCCAACAACTTCCATTTCTAACAGCATCAGCGAAACGATAAATCCTTCCAGCATTGTCAGTTCTAAAAGTCTGAATAATGCTGGTAATGTGGGTAGTTCCAACATAACCCTTCAACCTACTTCAAGTTATTTCACTATGGTTGCTACTGGGAATAGTGGGTTTCTTACTGCCTCTAACGAACAACAGTTTGACTCAACAAGAGCCAGAATCCGTATCAAGAACGGGGATACGAGTGGTCCTAATCCCATTCTTAACCAGAACGATTTGTATTGTTCTCCCGTTTCTACCTATTACGAACAACAATCAAAGAATATCGCTGGTTCTTCCATCACCACAACCCTCGCCTCCAGTGCGACGAGTGGTGGGGCGATTCTCAACACGGACGGAACACTCGGTATTACCAGCACGGGAAATATGAATTTAGCCTCCTCCAGTGGTTCTATATTAGTAGCGAGTCTTTCTATCTCTGGAAATAGTATCACTGCCGTTCCAGCAAATACCGACTTAGACCTTACCACAAACGGAACGGGTGCGGTTCATATCACACAAGCGGTAGGGAATGCGAATGGTGCGTTGCGTATTACCCAATCCGCATCTGGTGGTGCGACCGTCCCCGCAGTAAAAGTAATAAATACGAATGCGGGGAATAGTTCAGTGGCGGTAGAACTGTTTAAGAATGGTAGTGCTGGTGTGGCGGGTGATGAAGTAGCCCGTCTTTCTATCTTTGGTAAGAACTCGGGTAATACGAAGGAAGAGTATGGACGCATCACTTGTCAAATCCGTGATAGTTCTTCCGCACCAACGGGAGCAGACGGACAACTCCTACTCGCCGTTCCAGTAGGCGACGCTATGACAACTTTCATAGACCTTAACGGAAGCGACAATAGAGTAAAAATACTGAGAGCATTACTTCTTACGAATGTTCCAACTTCTTCTGCGGGTCTTCCTACTGGTGCGGTGTGGAGTAATGCGGGAGTGTTGAATATCGTGCCTTAGAGTGCCTTATCCAAGAAGAGTTCATTCGGCACAACGATTTCATTCATAGGAACAAGGACGGGTGTTTTCACTATCTCTGCTAAGTGGGGCGTTTCCACATCTTCACGACTAAAGATTTGAATAGAGTGTAATCCATTCGCATCTTCGGGCTTAGAAATCTCCGCATACTTCTCATCAGAAAACTTCTCTTTGAAGTCCCTTATCACATTCGGCGGGATAAGAGGGCTAATTTCACTTAATCGGTCATACTCCGTCTTGACATACTTTAATAGGTCATTCGGCGACATACGCTCACTTCGTGGTAGAGCCATCTCTATGGCTAAGAAGCGATACAACTTCGCATAGGAGAGCGTAGAGATGCGGTGTCCTTCGGCACGGCGATTCCACGCAAAGTAAGACCCTATGGTGGTTAGAATGGCGGTGATAAGGGCTACTACGCCTACGGCGACGGGAGCAAAGGGACTACCACCAAAGAGGGATTCTGAACCTACACTAACTGCCCCATTCAGTGTTCCTAAGATAATCACGGGTAGGTCTATCCAGACGCTACGACTGGAATACATCTCCTCTGCTTTCCTATGAATCCACGCAAGGCAGTGGGCTTTCTCACCCGTTTCCGCAAAATACTGTTCTAATCTCTTATTCCAAGAGATGGTGGTAGTAATGGACTGTTCGGAGGACATTGCTACTGGTTAAGAAAGAAATTAAGTGAGCGTCGCAAAAGTGCCTACAATATCATAAAATAATGATAAAGAAGTCATAGTAGTTGTTGTTGGTGGAATTGAA